TGCGATCGTGACCAGCTGACCGCCACGCAACCCACCGAGGATTTTGTCTATGCCTTTGAAGCCGGTGGATACTCCGGTTCCTCGGCCTAGATGAGCGTCCTCCAGCGTGTCCACAATCCGCTGGAATGACTCCTTTCTGTTGTCTGTCTTCGTCGAAACTTTGTCGGTGAGGGAGAACATAATTGATTCCGCCTCGCTCACCAGCTGGTCTATACTGTCGTGCTTACCAGCCTCATCAGCGAGGCGTAGGCCCGTCTCTTGAACCAGCCTCGCCTTCCGCTTCTCGTCGCACACCTCGGCCCAGTACGGCCAGTTCAGAGGAGACGGACACGCCGAGTCGGCTTCAACCACATCGGAGTAAATCAGTAAACCTCCGCTGTCCTTCGCCTTATGCCCCAGCGTGTCCGTTGTTATGACCGTACCAACACAGTCCAGTTCCTCCATTAACTTCCACATCCTCCGACACTTGAGGTCGTAGAAGAAATCCTCGTTTACTCCAGCTGATCGAATGTCATCGAACTTCGACTGGATAGCTGCACCGATCAGCCCCAATTCGGCGTCACGATCGTTCGGTATTTTTTGTGTTTTCATAGATAGAATTATAATTGTGATGAGTAGCAGATTCATTAGCTGGCTGCGTCCATCAAGTAACGAGCCTCCTCGGCGGAGATGCTCGGTTTGGTTTTGGTTTGGTTTGGAGCGGGTTTTTTATTTCGTACCCACCAACCCAGCATCTTCTTCCAGCTGCGGATTGGTTCGCCGTTACTCATCCACCCTCGCTCCTCGTAGGTGGTGAAAAATTCTGTGACCAACGAACCGGCGGCTCCCAGCTCGGCTCCGTATTTCGCCACCTCCTCCTTCGTCGGAGGAGTCGTTGCGTTTAGGGTTTTGGTTCCTTCTTCCCCTACTTCTAACTTACGTACTAGGTACGGAGTGTCTAAAGTGACACGATTCGTGTCTCTAGGGACACTACCCGTCTCATTATAGACACCCCCTTCTTTCGCCTTTTTTATAGCTTTGAAAACTGAACTTCTGTTTGTTCCTAGCACTCTCGTCAGCTCCACTTTTGAAAGGTGAGGGTGGGATATAGAGGTGGCCACGATCAGCTTCGCGGTCAGCGAGAGATCGCTATTCAACACCTCATCTGGAATCTCAATTGTCACCCTTGACTAGACTGCTCTCTGATAAAATTTTCATTAAGTCCTCGCCGCCAACCACGCAGATAAATCCTCTCTGGTTCTTGGTGATTGCCACCACCGGAACCTTACCCTCCGGCGCATCTGCCACAGCTTGGTCGAACGCGGCCCACACGTTGAGCTTCTCAACGTTTTTAACCTCAAAGTGTAGGTCGGGTAGCTCTGGACAGTTAACGTCGGCAGAGCCGCAAGGAGACTTGCCGCTAAACTGTTGGGTGCGATAAGCGGTGGCGAACCCAGCGTCACGCAGAACGTCACGCCAAGCTCGCTCACCGCGCTTACCCTTCTCTCTCTGGTACTTCCCCATCTTCGATGATCCTTACAGCCTCGCGTAGTCCCTCAACATACGCCTCCTTCTGTACCCTCTCCATTGAATGAGGGGTCATTCGGAGGTAGCCTTCCTCCTCACGCAGCTTGCTTTTCAATTCCTCTAGTTTCATTTAGTAACCTCACGTTTGCTGCTGGATCGAAGTTGTTAGTCAGCTGCCAAATCTGACAGCTGGCCTTGAACGTCTTCCACGCCTTTGACAGTTCCTTCGCTGACCAAACCTTTATAATCGGGTAGCAAGGGCTTTGACTACAAAGCACCACGCTCATCACTTGCTGAATCCTCGCTGGCTTGTTGGCCCAACTAGCATTCTTATAGGCGGCGAGCTGCCACACCCAAGAGTCGTAGAAGTTCGGCTTTAGGTTGCCCTTCGCATCCGTCTTCACGTCTTGGGTTTTGTAGTCCAGCAGCGTCAGCTTACCGTCAACGATAGCCAACCCGTCCACTTGACCGGCATAGCCTAGCTTCTCGTTTACGCAAACGAACTCGGTATCCACGAACGACACTCGCTTGTCCCTCGTCCACTCGATGTAGTGCTTAACGAACGGTTTAATTTCGTCGTAAGTAGCATCGAGGTATCCGGTCTTGTTCAGCTCATCTATTGCGTTATGAAACAGCGAGCCGAACACGCGAGCGTCGATCATTTTCTTCTGAGCCAGCTGGCGCATCTTGTCACCGTACTCCTCAGTATTCTCACCCGCTCCGATTGGGTTGTTTACACAAGCATCGAGCATCTGGTTTTGTTTCCAGCGATCGAGGCTTGGGTTGGCAATCACCTTTGTGATCGCCGTCACGCTGGGAAACAAACCCAGCTTGCGAGCGTCAGCTTTGGTGGTGTTCCTCTCCCCACTCCCGTCCTTCTTCGGAACGGTGTGGAGAGAGCGGCCATCGGGGTAGTACCAATGACCGCCGTCACCATTCGTCTCGCGCTTCGTTGGCTCCGCGCTGAGAAACTTCATCAGTACGGAACCTCTTGATTGTAAGCTTTGTAGTCTTTCGCCACGAACGCCTCAGTACCCTCCTCGATCGGGGCGATCCCCGTCAGATTGGAGTAGGTTTTCTTGTTCGTCTCACTCGTATTATGTGAGAACATTAGGGTAGCTGGACGGCCAACGACGGCGGATTCAAAATCCTCCTTCGTATTGAAGTCTTGGATTGGAACCTCCCACTCCTTCAGCCGCTTGTGCAGCGTGCTGTTCTCGTTAGCGATTGATTGAGGGACATTGTGCCAATCCCAGAACACACAATTCACCTTCTCGCCATCGGCGTTCTCGGTGGTTTTGTTCGTCTGAAACACCAGAATAATCCGCTGTTTGATTTGCCCATCATCCGCTTGTTTGGTGAAGGGTTCGCCAGTCTTTTTGTTGTGTGTTACCACCTCAACACAGACCCCGTTTGCCACCCCTTTCGGGTGGATTTCAAAGTCGGCTTTCGCCGCACTTTCCGTTGCATTCAGAAACATATATTTATTCCTCTCTTGTTATTTCTATTTAGGTTTTCTTACTCGCCACTCAGCGAGAGAAATTGTTTCACAGCTGACTCCAGCTGCTTGAGATCACCGTCATTGCGGATGACCTCATCAAATTCGTAGGTGTCCATCACCGTTTCGGTGGCGTGCTTGTTCGCATTCGCGTCAGCGATGTAGTCGCCTCGATCTACTCGCACCACCACCCCTCCGTTCTCGCGAATCAGCTCGGCCTCATTTGGGAATCGAACATCGGTGACGAATATATAATCCAATAAACGATGCTGACTTAGCTGCCGCCTCATCCGGTTCACCCAGTAATCATTGCCACATAGGTTGCGGCGAAATTCAGTACCCCACCATTGAAGGAGTGGGCGGAAGAAGTCCTTCTGAGCCTCGACAAAATCCACCTCTTGACCGACTGCCTTCGCGACTTGCTGCTTGAGTAGGTCGCCAAACGCCTCGCGCTCAATTCGCTTGCCTCGCAGAAGTCGGCGAGCGATGCGGTAAACCTCATCTTTCCCGTGGCCAGATTTGCCAGACAGTCCAATGACTACGGGTAAACTCATTTAGCTAATGCCTCCCGTATTAATTTGTCAGCTGTCTCGTTCAGTTTTACGCCGTTTTTCACGCAGTAAATCTTGAGTTTCTGATGAGTGCGCTCACTCACCGCCAGTCCCTTCGTTGTTCTCTTTTGTTTCATTTGTTGGTGGGAGTACACCGCCCAATTGGTGGGAGTACACCGTTTAAAAAAATTAATCTTGGAGCTTAATGAAACGATCCCACGCCTCTGGGTTTTTCTTCAAAGTTTTTGTGAGTTGCTGAAGGGCTTCAAATGAACCTCGCCCAAATAGTAGATCGTTTCTCTTTTGAATACCCTCGGCCACCCGAACCGCATTCAGTTCGTTTGCCAACTCCAAAAATTTTGGGTCGTGCAGTTCAATTAGTTTTGCGTAGTCGAAATCGTACATTTTGTTTAGAGGGTACTCCACAAATTGATCTGGCCTCCCCGCCAAATCGTTCGACACCGCTTGATAAAATAGTTTCGCTACTGTTCGCCGGTCGAGCCTCGCATTGTCCTCAGTTTGATAATGCCTGACCGTTTGAACAGCGAGTGTGGCCCCTATAATTAGAACCCCAGCCAACACCGCGAGAACGATCCAATATATTTTATTGGTGTTGCTATGCGTACAGCTCTGCTCGTCGTGGTGTTGTGATTCCCGCTCATTCTGCTCTGCTCTGTAATTCACAAACGCATTGCCCTCCTCTTTTGTAATATCCCCGTTACTCATTTTTTATTTCTGATTTTTGTTACGCTTCCTCAGATCATCGGCAAGCTCGTTGAGCAGATCGGTAAGCGTAATACCTCTCTTTTTGGCAACTTCCTTTAGGACGTTTATATCCTCCTCATACATCCAAGCGTTCAGCTTTTTTTTGTCTGGATCGCGTCGGTTAGGCATAAGGTATTAAAGTTGCTGGAGTGAAAATATCTTGTGGCCTCCCACCCGTCAATAGTTTTTTTAAAAAAAGTTGAAATATTTTTTTTAGCATATACAATTCGGGGTCTTCTTCAAGCGCGAATGCGCTCTCTTCTAATAGCCAGTAAGGGGTTGAAGGGTTGTGAAACGGGCCGGAATCGAACCGGCGATAAAGCTTTTGCAGAGCCTTGCCTTACCACTTGGCCACCTCGCCGTCCAGCGGCGGGAAGGAAGAAAGCATACGCCGCGCTTGAGGACAACTTGAAAAACTAAAAACCAAAAATGAATACCGTCACTTGGGATAACCTCATCTGCACATTCGTCCAGACCGGATGCGCTGCCACCGTCGAGCGCAAGCTGCGCGAATTAGGCAATAAACGCTGGGACAAACTGAAGAATACCCCCATCCAAGCCACTACCGGAACCGACCTTCTGGAGCTGCTGAAAGTAGGGGGTACGAAGACCTACGTCTACCTCGGCACGCTCCAAAAACTAGCCATCGAAGTGGGGCTTCTCACCCACCCTATTCTGCCTAAACGGATGTGGCCTAAACCCCCCAAATCTGAGCGACGTGCGATCACCGAAAAAGAGCATCGAAGGTTAAGCTCGAACCTCGGCACAACCCGCTGGAAAACCTTTCTCGAAATCCTCTGGGAAACGGGGGCGGCTCAGTCCGATGCGGCGAACTTTCGGATCGAGGAACTGGCGGTTGGCGTAGTCACCTACAATAGAATGAAGACCGGCGTGCGTGCCGCTCAAGAACTTTCACCCGAACTCCAGAAGATGCTGGCCTCGGTGGCGGCGGGTCGCACCAGCGGGTTTTTCCTCCCGTCCATACAACGTATGGACAGCAAAGACCGAGCCACGATCTTCCGGCGCAAATGCCACAAGCTAGACATCAGAGGGGTGACGCTGCACAGCTACCGCTACGCTTGGGCCGAGCGAGCGTTCTCAGCGGGGATGCCAGAGCGGTTGGCAATGGTGGCGTTGGGACATAACTCAGCTGCGATCCACCGCGTCTACGCCAAGAACGCAAAAGTGGTGGCCCCCAGCATCGCTGGATTCGCAGCGACTACTGCCGCTCGATCACATTCTCCAAACGATTGATCGTTTTCAGCGCATCCCGAACGAACTCGGTGGAGTTGGTGGAGGCGTTGACCGCATCGGTGAACCCAGCTGGATGCCGCTCAATCAGTCTCTCGCTGTTGTTCAGCTCGACGGTCGTGCAACTTGCCGCGAGAAATAGCAGCGTTGATGGCATCATCCACCACCTTATCCTTCGTAGTCTGTCTCTTGTTCGCGGTGACATCCTTCTGGATTTTAAACAGCTGGGCAATCAGAGCGCGAATGTCTCCGATTGATCCAAACAGTTTCAACAACCAGCCCATCGGCTGACTAGCTGACCACCTCTGGTTTGCCAGCTGACGCTGCGGCGTTTGCCGCGTCGGTGCTTTTCTGCACACCCGCCCGAAGGAAGATCGCCAAGCCGCTGGTCAATATCAGCTGCATCATCGCGCCCAGTTCCAGCTCTCCGGTGAAATAACCGCCTAACGCGGTCAAAATCCCAGCCAATCCAGTCCACACAGTTTTGCTCTGTAACATATTAAATTAGTATTTACGTTTTGATTTAGCAGCTGATTTCTTAGCTGGCTTTTTCTTCTTGTCCGGCATTGCCGAACCTTTCTTCTTAAATTTATACGGTTTTCCTACTGGCATATCATTTTCTTTCTTTTGCAGTTTTAGCTGCTCTTTTAAAATCCGCAGCAGTTGGCGCACCTTTGGCCCCAGCTTTCCGCATCTTCCCTCCGCGCTTCCGCTTGGCGTGGATGTTGGCGTAAAGCCCTTTCTTTTCAGCTGCCATTAGTATTTACCCTTTCGGCTCTTTGGGTTGCTGGTTTTACGCCCACCTTTTGACCATAACTCGGTACAAGCTAGGTGTCGTGCAGTTCCGGCCTTTGCCTCAGAACAGTTGTGCCGCGCTTTAAAACTCTTTCTAGCTGCGTCAGAATAGTTGTTGCCGTAGCCCTTCGCTCCCGCGTGTACCAGCTTCTTGCCGCCGTCAACGCAGTAGAGTTTCATTACTTTCTTATCAGCTCGACTACTCTTGCGAACCTCACCGCATTTCATCGAGGATTTGGGATTACTTTTTGCCATTCTTTTTCAGCTGCTCGTATACCTTTAACGAAATATAAATCAACGAGGCAACCGAGATCGCCAGCTGCAACACAATATCAATGTTCAGCATCCAGTTGGTCAAACCAGCTGCGGCAGCGATCCCCACGCGAACATCGTCCAACGTCAGCACGCTACTCCTCCGGCTTGTCGTGGCCCACAATCTCGAAATCGGCAAACGGGGTGTCAATCTCCATCGTTTTCACGTTGTCGAGCTTGATGCACCCTTGGCCTACTGCCACCGCCAACAAGCAGATTATTGAAATTACGATGCTGCTCCCGCATCTCCGCGACTCGCTGCTCCAGCTCGCAGATTCGGTGTGTTTGATCGGATTTAATTGCATTGATCGCGTCTATTAATTTAATAAGAATCTCTCGGTTATCGGTGAGTGAGTCTTTCAAATCCTTTAAAAGAAATTGGGTCATTCTCCAAATGTAATATCCCAACGCCATCGACGCTGCGATCGGGAAGCCCAGCTCTTTTATCGTTTCTGAATCCACCCATCCTCACCTTACCTAATTGTTTAAAACTTTTACCGACTCCCAAGCAGCTGCCCAGCTGGCGTAGTCGGGATTCGCCTCCGGCTCTGCCTCCTCGTCAACCTCCAGCACAACGTCAACCACTCCAGTCGGGTTGCCCTCTTCGTCCAGCTGGGGTTTCTCCACTTCCACCATCACCGGCAACGTCTCGCTAGGTTTCCCTCTGCGAACCGTCTCAAAGTTGTTCGTCAAATCGGTCGCACCGGCAATCGTCACTTGAGCCGCATCGTATCGCGCCCAAGGTTGATAGGGTCGCTCCGTCTCGTTCCCTTCTAGGTCTGTCTCGGTGACCGTCTTGGGAATGTCTCCCTCTGGTTCTGGAACTAACCGCGCTGCCTCCAACGCCTCAACATCAGCTAACGCTTGTTTGATTTTGCCGTTGCGTTCGCTCTGCGCGTCGAGTGTAGCTTGTTCGGTGTCGGCTATCAGATAAGCGTCCTCAACGCAAACCGCTTGGCCGTTCTCGCTGACTGACCACCTGCGTAAGTATGCGCCCGACTTGTAGGTGTCTGGCTGAATGTCGGTGCTGCGAATCATTATTCGCCTTCCTCTG